CATGCCGTACTCTGGGAATCGAGCCATGCCGTACTCAGGGAATCGAGCCATGCCGAACTCTGGGGATCGAGCCATGCCGTACTCTGGGGATCGAGCCATGCCGTACTCTGGGAATCGAGCCATGCCGAACTCAGGGAATCGAGCCATGCCGTACTCAGGGAATCGAGCCATGCCGAACTCAGGGAATCGAGCCATGCCGTACTCTGGGAATCGAGCCATGCCGTACTCAGGGATTTCGGTTGTGTCCATTTAATTAGAGATACCGCAACAGTTAAAAAAATAAGTTCACTTGCAACCATTATAACAGTAAAATATCCATCAACAATGAGGGCATGGTGCAAATTAAAGGGAATCCGCATTAAAAATAATCGCATTAAATTATGGAAAACAACGGACGAAAACGGAAAAGATTTTTTTTCTGGAACAATTTTATATGATACCAATGGAGAAATAATTGATCCCAAATGGAATAAAAAATATAAAGAAGAATGCGGATATGGTTTACATCTTGCGGATTGTCCTTCGTCAGCAAAAATATTTGCTAAAGGAAAATATCGCTTATTCCAAGTGTCAGCAGATATTAATGATTGCGTTTGTTTCGGCGGTTCCCCGGATTATCCAATGAAAATAAGGGCGCAGGCTTGCAGGATAGTAAAGGAATATCCGGCTGATTATGGGGATTTAAAATGAAACCAAACGAAATTATTTGCTCTGCCTGTGATGGTAATGGCTATTGTGGTGATGAAATATGTAAGTTGTGTCACGGTTCTGGGGTTATGACGAGGAAAAGACTAACGGAAATAACCGAAACCGAACAGGAATTGCCGAAACATTCACTAACGGTTGACGAATGGGTTTTGGAACAGCAAAGGAAAAGGGGGTTGATTAAATGAAAACAAAATTACTTTGGAAAACAATACCGCAAGAATTCAAAAATCACGGCCACAAATGGGCTATGCGAAAATGGTTTCATGTTGACGGCGAAATGAAACTTTGCGAAAATGGTTTCCACGCGTCACCACGGATTATTGATGCCCTTGGTTATGTAAAACCTGGATGGGTTTGTTTGGTAAAAGTAAGGGGTGAGATAAAAACTGACGGCGATAAGTCTGTTTGCTCCGGCATGATGATTTTGCGCCGATGGGAATGGACAAAAGAAATGTCGGTAAAACTTGCAATTTATGCAGCAGAATTGGTATTGCCAATATTTGAAGCAAAATATCCCAACGACAAAAGACCAGCGGAAGCAATTGCCGCAGCAAAAAAATACTTGAAAAATCCAACCGCCTATGCCGCCTATGCCGCCCATGCCGCCGCCAATGCCGCCGCCAATGCCGCCTCCTATGCCGCCAATGCCGCCGCCTATGCCGCCTATGCCGCCAATGCCGCCGCCCATGCCGCCTCCCATGCCGCCCATGCCGCCGCCCATGCCGCCGCCAATGCCGCCTCCTATGCCGCCAATGCCGCCGCCTATGCCGCCTATGCCGCCCATGCCGCCGCCAATGCCGCCTCCCATGCCGCCTATGCCGAAAAAATACTCGATAAAATCGAAAAGAAAATAAAACAGTTGATTGGTATAAAATGAAACCAAAATACGAACCGCCGCAATTTGTGGATTATAACAAAACATATTGCGGTTGCAATCACGGTAGTTGTGATGCATCGAGGGATTGCAAGTTTGGTGGCGCTCCGCAATCGGGTGTATGCCAAGCCGGTGCAGTGCCGAGTGCACATTGTTGCGTTGGTAGTGCGCCAAGATAGTTAATTAAATAAAAAGGAGAAATAAAATATGGGTGAAAATTTAGTAAAGACCAAGGATGTTTTGGCGGTATGGGAAAACCTGCAAGATGTGAGGGCGCAATTTGCTCCAACATTAACAGAAAAAGAATTTTCGTTTTTTGTTACATTGGGCAAATCGTTTGGAGCCAATCCGTTTTTGCGTGAAATTTGGGCTGTGAAATATGATTCCAAATCTCCGGCAAGCATATTTCTTGGTAGAGATATGTATCGGCGCAGGGCGCAAGAAATCCCAGAATATAATGGACACACGGTTCAGGCAATTTATGAAAAAGATAAATTTGAATTTGACATTGTGAACGAAATGCCCAAACACTCATATTCAAATTTTGGTGATCGTGGCAAGTTGTTGGGGGCATATTATATTGGGTGGAGCAAGCGTTCGGAGCATCCGTTTTATGTTTCGGTACGTTTTGACGAATACAATAACGGATTTGCCTTATGGAAAACCAAACCGGAAACTCAAATTAAAAAAGTTGCGGAAGCCCAAGGATTGCGAGGACAGTATCAGGGTTATTTTGCCGGAACATATGATGAATCAGAACAATGGGCTGTTGAAAATAAGGGAAGTGCCAAGGGAAATATCCCCGATCCCCCACTATTAAAAAAACAGGAAAATCTAAATTCGGAAGATATTATTACAGTTACTGCTACCGAAGAACCAATCGTGTCACAAAACCAAGGCAATCCTACGCCAATCGTGTCACAAAACCAAGGCAATCCTACGCCAATCGTGTCACAAAACCAAGGCAATCCGGCACACGACCAGGAACCGCCAGCCGATTTCAAACTTGCTGGCGAAGAAGATGATAATAGCCTTGATGGTTTAAAATCCAAAATACGCAAATTGGCCGCACAAGCATTTCCGAATGAAAACTCTTTTGCCCTCTGGCTTAAAACTGCAACGACAAGCGAAGATGGCAAGTACAATGGCTATAACACGCTATCTTTTTGCAAGTCCATCGGTTCCGCAAAGGTGATTTACGGCAAGTTGCAAAAGTTGGTTGAAGAAAAGAAGAAAAGGGGGGAATAGTGGAAATTGTAATCAATAAACAATTTGGAGGATTTAGCATTTCCGCATTGGCAGTAAAAAAACTTGCCGAACTTGATGGTAGGGATTGTTATTTTTTTAAAAATAGTTGTATTGGTGGTGATGATAATTTTGAAGAAATAACATTGGAAGAAGCGGGAAAATGTTTTTTCTGGTTTGCGTTTTCGGTTAAAAATCCCGAAGATTATTTTCCAAAAGAAAAACGCGGCAAGGACGGATTTTTTACTGCATATAACAATGCTTGGGAAAAGATAGGATTGGATAATAGGGAACTTGATAGGTCTAATAAAAATCTAATTAAAGTTATTCGTGAACTTGGCAAAAAAGCCAATGGGCCGTGTGCCAGTTTGAAAATAGTTAAAATTCCCGATGGCGTTGATTTTGAAATTGATGAATACGATGGTATGGAGAGCATACACGAAAAGCATAGGTCTTGGGGATAAGATGCTTGAATTTAACTCTACCGATCACACCTACAAATGGGATGGGCGATTGGTTCCGTGCGTATCTGATTTTTTAAAACCATATATGGATTTTTCTAAAATTCCCAAACAAAAACTGGAAGATAAGCAGAAATTTGGAACCTCCGTCCATTCCTATCTTGAAGCATTTGATAAAAACGAATTGGATATGGACAATCTGACGGTAGATGAAACCGGAGAAACGGATATTGTTGCAATCATAAAGTCATGGGAAGAATTTTTTGAACCATACAAATTTCGCCCCGATAGTCCAGAAATGATTGCCATTGAAAAACCATTATATTCAACCAATTATCGTTTTGCCGGAACACCAGACCGCATATTATATCAAAGTAACACTATCATTGAAATTAAAACATCCAAACCTCAAAAAGCGACTGGAATTCAGCTTGCTTTTTATTCAATACTGGCAATTCACAACAAATTAGTTTGTCGCCCATCGTTTAGTGGGCAAGTTGAAGATTCAACGTTAATTTCATGGCACGTTGACGAACACGGTAAGTATGAGGTGAAACGCCACGATTTTAGGGAATGTTGGAACCAAGCGCAATGTCTTATGTCTAATTATAATTACTTTAAGAAGTAAAAAATGTTTAGAATAACACACCATCGGGGATTTCAAATTAAATTTGAAAATGGGTGGACGGTTTCGGTTCAATTTGGTGGAGGTATGTATTGCCAAAATTATGACATGAGGATTGGAACTGAAAGAGAAACCGATATATTGGAATCGGAAGATGCGGAAATTGCCGCAATTGATAAAAATGGAGAGTTGCTTGAGTTACCCGGAGGCGATAGCGTTAAGGGTCGCGTTAAACCAAGCGAACTGTTGAATTTTATGAACGAAATAGCAAATAAGGAGTAAGCATGGAAGAATCAAAAGCGATTGTGTTATCGTATGAAACCGGACTTGTTCCGGCAAGTAAAAAACAAGTAGTGATGGCGGTTGTAAAGCAATACCTTGATGAATTTGACAAGGAATTGCCAGAACGGATTTCCGAATCAGCCTCTTTGAAAATCAAAAATCAAGAAGATCGGGAATTTGCAACCATCAAGCGTCAAGAAGCTGCCGCCGCCCTTGATGATATTGCCGAAAAGCGTAAGTCTTTTCTTGGGCCTCCCAAGAAAGATATTGTTGAAATCGAGGCGATGTTTAATAAAATCCAAAAGCAAATAACCACGATCAAAGAAAACTACAATTCCGAAATTGGCCGGTACTTTATGGAACAGAAACGGATTACGGCAGAGGCCGAGGCGAAGTTACGGGAAGAGTCCGAAAAACAGCGTTTACAGGCCCAAGAAGCGATTATCTCCCAAGCCATTGACCAGAACGATGAGAAATTACTTGCCGAGGCTGACAACGTATTTGTGCCGGATATTAAATTGGCCGAGCCTGAGCGATCAACCAAAACAGATTTTGGGTCAACTAATGTCAGAACAGAATTTGCCGTTGAGGTTACGGACAAAATGGCGCTCATTCGCCATGTGGCACAGGCAAATTTATTTTCCGGTTATTTGGAAGTCGATCTGGCGTATGCAAAGCGTGATATTAATAAAAACAATTGGAAAGACATACCCGGACTTAAAATAACGGAAGTTCCAAAAGTAAGCGGGAGGTCAAAATGACTATTGAAGCCGAAGTTTATCTTGATTGTGATGAGTGTGGAAAAACAATCGATGACAGGGACGATGTTGTTTGTCGAAAGTGTTACGACAACGGTAATCAATCAAATCTTGAACTGTTAGAAAGATTACAACAATGGTTTATGGGGGCATCGATAAGAGATGTGGTAACAATACCGGCAATTGAGGCTTTTGAAATTAAACAAAAGATAGAATTTTTAATCCATGAATGGGAGGAAAAATGATAAAAATACCAATGGTGGATAGGTTTCTTTTCGGTGCGGATTCACCCGACATTGCCGAGCGCGTTATTAAATCACATAAGGAGCATAAAATGACTACAATTTGCCATGTGGCTAAACTGATTTCCGAAACACCTTGCAAAACTGGTGTTGCAAACTGGCGCATTGCCATAGCCGATCCGGAACACCAGATGTCCGGCACACAGAGGTTGCGGGAATTGGCGAAACGGTTTCTGTTATCAAACGTATATCACATATCGGCTTATTACTACGATCACAACCGTTACTATCCAACCGCCCCCTTCAAGCGTTTCTGCGCCAAGTTTGTCAGGGAACGGACATGAAGCCATATTCCAGAATACCACGTGACCCGGAAACGATTAAGGTTTCACGTATGATCGCTACAACCGACAGCGAACACGAAACGATGAAACTTGCGGCGCATGAACTTAAACTGCCGATTGGTCAGGCTATGGCGTTACTATCGCAGAATTATCTGGATGAACTTAGTGTTGAATAATTTTCCACTTTTACGCTTGACAAATGGAAAAATTATGCTATTATTGTGTCATGCGGTATGGTAAAAACCTTGAAAAGACAAACAGAATTTAACGGCAGCCCCAGAGGTTTATCTTTATCCCAATCGGGACAAGGTATTTACCTACCGCAACTGGGGCTGTCTTTTTTAGAGGATAAATGATATATTCAGAAAAGCTACGCGATCCGCGTGATCTTGAATATTTTATGATGCGCGCACTTTTAATTTATGACTTTAATTTAGTTTTAAACGAAATGGCCACTTTTTATGATTTGAGAGTTTTGGAATGTAGAAAAACCCTATATTCCGACATTGAATATTTATTAAAAACATATTTGGATATTGAACCAATTGATGATTTTAAATTAATAGATGAGAGAATTAAAAGTCTTAAAATATTTTTAAAAATGGAACAATAAATGCCATTCGTAAAACTTGATTGCCATATTCTCGATAAATCAATATGGAGTGAGAGTGCGGAAATTAAAGTCGTGTGGATAACCATGCTTGCAATGGCAGATTCGGATGGAATTATTGAGGCGGCAATTCCGGGCATTGCCTCCAGATCGAAAATTTCACTTGAATTAACAGAAAATGCAATAGAAAAGTTCCAACAGCCGGACAAATATTCGTCAGACCCATCAAATGAAGGGCGAAGAATTGAAAAAATAGATGGCGGTTATAAAATCTTAAATTGTCAGCAGTATCGGGACAAAGACTATACTGCCGCTGCCCGTCAAAGGAAGCATCGGGAACTGTCACGCGTGACAAGCGTTACGTCACCCCGTACATATATGTCTTATGCTTCTGATGTATTATCTTATCTTAATCTTAAAACAGAAAAGAAATATAAGAATAACAAAGAAATACTCAAGCGATTGGTTGATGGTCATACGGTTGATGAACTTAAATCAATAATTGATACCAAAATACACGATCCTCACTTTATTGAAAATCCGCAATACCTTAATCCGGTAACGCTTTTCAGAAAATGTCATATTGATAATTATTTAAATCAGAAACCGGAAGATTTTAAATCAAACAAAAAGCAATCTACCGCGTGGGGTGGAATTGCCGAAAATACAGATCAACCAAAACCCACCGTTGATAAAAAACAAAACCTGATAGATAAAATTAAAGCCTATGAAACCGCCGAGAAAGATATTGGATTGGATGAACCAAGCAAAAAACTTTTGGAAATTTGGAGAAACGAACTTGCCGATATTGGCAAATAGGAGGTCATGATATGCAAAGCATAATTTATGGCGCTACGGAATACGGTCTGAATGGAGGAATTGATGCCGATATTCATTACAGGGAAACGGGACACAAGATAAACCATTTCGGCAAAATAACAATTTGTGATATTGATGCGAGAAATAAGTTTGCGGATTTTATAGAAACCTATAAATGTTCACAATGTAATTTTGTCAGTTCAGGTGGAGAGAGAAGAATGATATTGGAGATGAAGTCCAAATTTCCAGGGAGGGAAAATGAGCGAGGTTAAATTATATCAACCTTCAAATGGAACCGATGGTGACTATTTTATGGCTGAGTTTTGCGAAAACTGTTACCATGATGGCCTTGATAAGGACAGTCCAGAAGGCAGTTGTCCGATACTTGCCGCAACATTTTATTTGGATATTAAGGATAACAGATACCCGAATCAATGGCGATACATAGACAGCAAGCCAACCTGTATTGCTTTTTTTGAGCGGGAGGGACGCAGAGGTCACTCATGAATAACATAACGATATTGATATGTGATAAACTTGGGTGGACAATAAGTGAAATTAACGGGGCCGATGTCGTATATGATGCAAATGATAATTTTATTTGCGATAACCCCGACTTCCGCACTTCCCCGCAACTTGCCAAACTCCTCCAGGCCAAGATGGTCGAGGATGGGTGGCGTATTATAATTGAACAGTATTCCCCGGATAAATTTCGTGCAATTGCATGGCAAGAAATTTGGGAGGGTAAAGTGTTTATTACCCAAATTGAACATCAAACAAAAATAATTCCCACCGAACAACTTGCCATCGTTGCACTTTTTTGCAAAATTTACGGGATTGAAAATGAAAAAACCCAAAGCTAATCCCCTACGGTCAAGGGTGCGCTCTGCCCTGCGTATGGTTTGGATGAGATCGCCAGAACGTGCGGCTGCTTTGAAACGCGATAATTACACTTGCCAAACTCCGGGTTGCAATAAAAAACAAAGCAAGGCTAAAGGCCGGGAAATAAAAGTTCAAGTGCATCACATCGAGGGAATTTTTGATTGGAAGGAAGTACTTGATTTTATTTTGGCATCTGGTTTATTTTGCGATATGAAATTCTTGATAACTCACTGTGAAGAATGTCACAAAAAAGAGAAACGGAAAAATAATAGGGAGGTGAAAAATGAGCGAAAGTAAATGGTGTCCGGCTGGGAAGATATTTTGTGAAAATGTTTGTAGACTTGATGGTTGGAAAGATGATAAATGCAAACTTGGAGGAGTAACCTCAATCGCATATATGGGTTATTGCTTTTGGTCTGACCGCCAGCGCCCGCCGCAAGTTGAACCTACATTCGCACAGGAAATCGACCATGCTTTTAATCAGGGCATCGACGCGGCGATTGCGGCGGTGGAGAACAATTCTGCTGAATTTCATGGCAATGGAATTACTGGAGCGGATAGGGTATGCCGTGCATTAAAATCCGATATTTTGGAAACCATATTGGCGCTAAAGAGAGGATGAAATGGATGAGAAATATTTCGGGGAACTCAACGAATGCGTTTGTATTGGAGTAACGGAATCGGCATGGTTATCTGACAAAGCAAAACCAATAATCCGCCAAATCTTCCTTGACGGCAGGCGAGAGCAGGCGAGGCTAGATAGGGAGGCGGTAGAGAAAATACCTTGGCCAAAAGAGAATTTTACCGAAGACCAAATAAATTTTTGTGGCGGTGTTATTATTACTGCCCTTGACGAGGCTAAAATGGAGGGGAAATGAATGCTGAATATTTGAAAAAAATAAAAAATGCAATATGCGAGGCGTTTTACAGTCCGGCATCTGCATCTAGCAAATTAGATATAGTTATTGAGCAAATCGCTATGGACCAGCGAGAGGCGTGTGCGAAGGCTATAGTGCCAATAAACATTGCATATCACGGTTCGTGGAGTTCTTTGGAATATGAGGACTTAGACAGAGCCATCCGCAATGCGGAGATTGAATGAGCGACCGGCAATTGTACTACGGCTCAGACCACAAGACAATCGGGCCGGCGGAGCCGCCCGATGTGCCGGAAGATGTTTTTGATAAGCGTATGCGATTGGGCGAGGGGTGCCACTTTAAGGTTGACGGTGAATGCCATTGCGATTCAGATGATTGGTCTGAATATTGTTGGGGTGTAGCAACTTGCCCCAACGGTCTTTGGTGACAAATGATTAACAAACTCATACCGTGGATAACTTACACCGTTTTTATTTTATGTTTTTATGCGCTTTTAAATTTAGCGATAATGATGGTTGAAATATACAATGTAATTGTGGCCTTAATTTTATCTGGTATTGTGGTTTGGAAATTTGACGGTTGGTGGAGGTAAGATGAAAGAAGCAGTAGATGAAAATATTTGTCCGTTTGGAAAAATGTTTTCAAGATATTCAACCGAGTGCGAGGATTGTGAATTATATGAAAATTGTTATGAACACGAATATCCAGAGGAAACAGACAGATGAAATTCCTACTTTTCAGTGGTTCCCACTGTAAAAACTGCCCGGCAATGAAAAAAAATCTTGAAACCGTTGGTATTGCCTATGATGAAATTTCAACCGATACAAAAACTGGTGCCATGATGTCCGGCGTTATGCACGTTAGGGCATTGCCAACATTGGTTATTACCAAGGGTGGTAAGCCGATTGAGAGTTTTCCCGGTGTCAGGCCGTTGGATGAGTTGGAAAAAATTAAGAGGAAATACAAATGACCGCCCGTTCCATAATCAAGCAATATGCCAAACTTTTCATCAACAAGTATGACATTCGGTATGGTCGCAAAACCGGCAAGTTGAAATTTTTTAAGGTCACATATCGTGACCATAAAACGTTACACAATGGTTATCGCTATACAAATGACGATGTTCAGTAATGGTTGAAAATAACAGGGAGAGTGAAATGAGTAACAACTTCAAATGTCCACGATGCAATGGCAATGTCAAGGCGAGTGGTTTGGCTGGTAGTGGCAAGCAGAGATATACCTGTAAGGACTGCGGATTTCGTACTACCACGCCGCTTGATAAAGATGCCGAAAGCGTTATGGTGCAGAAAAATCTTATCATTACCGACACCCATGCGCCATTTGAAAACAAACGAGCATTTGCGGCAGTATGTGAATATTCGGAATTTTATAAACCGCACCGAATCGTACATTTGGGGGATGTTGGGGATTATCAATCGGTTAGTCATTGGCTGAAAAACAAACGTTTGACACTGGAGGGACTAAATATTGAAGATGATTTATACCACGCTGCCGAAATATTGCGAGTGATTGGCAATACTTCACCAGATGCCGAAAAAATAGTCCTGATTGGTAATCATGAAAAATGGGTGTACGATTATATTGAGGAACACCCGGAGATACGCAAGAGCATAGACTTGTCGCTGTCTTATAAATTGGTGGGTTTTATTTCAAAACCGTTCAACGAACTTTACAAAATCGGAAAATTGTATTTAACGCATGGTCTTTACACCAATCTTTACCATGCCGCAAAAACAGTACACTCCCTATCGGCAAGCGTCATGTACGGACATACCCACGACGATCAGAAACATACCGAGTCATTCCTTGACGGTGAGAAGTCGGCGCAAGCTATCGGTTGTTTATGCGATCTGAACCCGGTATATTTGCAGAATAGGCCGAAGCGTTGGGTAAATGGTTTTGCCACCGTTGACATACTGCCCAACGGCCAGTTCTTCCCAGACTTTATTAAAATAATTGACGGTCGCTTTTGCAGAATGGGAAAAATTTATGGAAATTAACTGCGAACTTTGCCACCAGCCAGTAATTAAAGTTGCAAGTAAACTTGTAGTCGCAAGTTCAAGGTTTGATTTGGATATTGAGGGTTCGGATTTTACAGAAGTGAAATTCTACTGTGAAAATTGCAAGATAACGAGATTTTTGCTTAAATCAGTTGAAAAATCTGAAAATTACGCCATAATATGAATATGGAAACTGGACGTAAATGTTGGTTCAATTTAGACACCCCACGTGTACCAACTGCCAGTACACTCGCCGCGCCTCTGACACAAGCGTACTTCGGTGAGTTTTCCAGTGGAAGCGGAACTCCCCATAAACCGAAGCCGGTGGAAGCACGGCAAAAGTGCCAGCCCTAACGGTTTTCGCCGTTGTACCAGCCCAATGCTTGCCAATGGCTACGCTTGGGAAGTTGCAACCAAAACAACGGCGGTTTAAAATAATGACCACAAATATACCTGGGGTTATTTGAAATGAAAGATTTTAAAATAAGTGAGCATTTCACGTTTTTTGAGTTAACCAAGACGCGGGATTTCCCCAACCTACTTGACGAAAACCGTGAATACTTTGCAAAAGAGCCGTACATTTCACGATTAACGGTGGCGTGTGAATATCTGTTAGAAAATATACGTATTGAAATTGACAAGCCGATTATCGTAAATAACGGTGGCAGATTTCCGGCATTGAACGAAGCTGTTGGTGGCGTTTGGAATAGTCAGCATTTGTTCGGTGGTTTCCAAGATGGCGCTTTCGATTTTTATTGTCCACAAATGTCTGTTGCCGAACTCGGCAAGTACATAACCGATCAGTCCAACCTTAATTGGCATCAGCTACGTATTTATTTGAGCCAGAACTTTATTCATTTGGGTATGCCACTGGGACACAATGACGGACAGGTAACGGTGATAAAATGAAAATACTTGGTGCTAATTACGAAGTTAAATATATGACCCAACGGGATAGTAACGACTCCGGCGATTGCGATTGGAGATTTCAGATTATCAGATTACAGGACAATTATTGTACGGAAGCCCTACTGGAAACACTAATACATGAGGTAATTGAAGCTATCAATATAAAATTACAGTTGGAATTGCCACATCCGGCAATAACCTCTTTGGCATCGAGCATATTTGCTGTAATGAACGACAATGGCATTGATTTAAAACCATTATTGCCAGCAAATGAGGGGTTTTAAAATGTTCCCGATATTTTTAATTTTCTGTTTATTTTGTATGCTTTATATTTGGGATTTGATGGGAGGAAACCGAAATGACGGAATTTATAGAATTTGGAAAAATTTCACGTTTATCCAGAGAATGTGTGATAACAGAAAAAATTGACGGGACAAACGCCCAAATTTTTATCGGTGAAGATGGAAAATTTCTAACAGGTAGCCGAACTCGGTGGATTCAACCGGGCAATGACAACCAAGGTTTTTCTAAATGGGCTAACGAACACAAAGAAGAACTTTTGAAACTTGGCCCCGGAAGGCATTTTGGCGAATGGTGGGGGTCTGGAATACAGCGCGGATATGGTTTGCGAAAGGGTGAGAAACGATTTTCTCTTTTTAACGTCAACCGTTGGGGAGAAGGTCGAGATAAAGAAAAATATCCCGAAAATAATTTACCATCCTGCTGTTACGTAGTTCCAATTTTACGGGATGGAATTTTCGATACCGACATGGTGCGCGACGCTCTTTTCCATTTGGAAAAAGACGGTAGTGCCGCGGCTCCAGGATTTATGAAACCGGAAGGTATTGTAATTTTTCATACGGCTGCAAATATGATGTTTAAAAAAACAATCGAAAAAGACGAAGTTCCAAAATCATACCGATCAAATGGGGTGACCAAATGATAAAAGACAAATGCGCTCCTGCGATATGGCGAAAGTTTACGCCAGAACAGAAAACATGGTGGTTAAAGTTTTACAATGCCATGAACGAGCCGATGAACTTTCCGGCACCGTTTGACAAAGAAGATAATGACAGCCAAAAGTTGCGCCATGTGGTTGCACACAACATGGCGACCTTGGCGGTTTGGGAAATGAATGGATTGGCGGGTGGGAAGGAAATATGATATTGGTAATATTTTTTGTTTTTAGTTCAATGTGCGGATTTATTTCTATTTACGATTTATATAAAGAACGTGGGTATTTCAATGTTCTTCAATTGATTATTTTTTTATGTTCTGTTTTTCTTTTAATTTTAGCATGGTTTGATTTCATTCATCTGGCAGAGGTAACATGAAGCGCACTTACCGCTATTCCCTCATTGTCACGCTGATCGGTTTTGCTATTTACCGTTGGAAAAAATACTTTGGGGAGATGTTCTGATGAATTCCGATTGTGGAAAACTAATTGACCGTGATTGTGAATTGGTTATATTTCAATTTTTACCGTGGATTGGGTATAATTCCTATCTGTGGATTGGAAAAACAACAAAACGGATTTCTATTGGATGGCTATTGTGGTATTTTACAATTGAGATTGACTAATGGGCGAGGCACGTAGACGCAAACTGGCCGGTGACAAAACATTCAAAGGTTCCAACTACAAGATCGCCCAATGGCGTTTTATACAGAGATTTAAAAAAATGATGGAACAGAGGAGGAAGAAGTGAAAAAATATTTACCATACATTGCCATCGGTATTCTGCTTATTGTGGTATATTATCAGCAATCTTGCATAAATAATGCAAATGACGAGGCGATTGCACAAATGATGCAAGAAAAAGTTATGGCAAAATGGCGCAGTAAGTGGACAAATATGTCCAATAGTTACAATGAAAAAATTGCCAAACTCATGGTAGAAAAGGCAAAAGTTGATACGGATTTGGCAAATACGGGCAAAAAAGCCGATGAATTTGCCGCAAAAAGCGAAGAACGTAGAAAAGAACTGCTTAAAATAAAAGATTGCCCGACCAGAGCGAAAGGGCTTGACCATGCGTTATTCGCTTGCAATAATTTCACTTTGGCGCTTAAATGTCAATATGACTTGGGCATATTTGCACTTAATTTGTCATGGAATGGGATTGTGGCAGAAAAGAACAAGCAAATAAGCGACCAGGATGCCATGTACGGCGCGTTGGTTATCGAGCATGGGGATTTGGTCAAGAAGTACACGATCGCCAAATTAAGGGCTATGCGAAGGCTGAATTTTGGCGGTTTTTGTGGCTACGACTTCCTAAATAAACGATTTTCGGCAGGGTTGGGGTTTACGATAGACCTAATTAAAATTCCGATAAAGATATTTTAGGAGGAAATATGCGACACAAGAAAATAGGTTTTATTAAAAACCTGATAATTGGGCATTCTATTGCAATGCAACAATTTAGAAGTATGCACGATTATCTTGGTTTATTTTGGATGATATTGGGAAACGGTTGGCTTGCGGTGGCAATTTATGCGGCATTTAAAGTTTTTGGTATCAAGTGAATAAACTTATCGCCGTCAGGGTTGAACATGAAACGTAAACCGATACAAAAACCAACGCACCGAGTCGGTTGCATTATGGGAAATGATACATTTGACAAACTTTGGATTGTATCAGAATGGACAAGAAATTCGGTTGCCGAAACAATGCGCCGATTATTGGAGGTTTGCATTGATACACAATACAAATTAATTGATACAAAACTATTGCCCGAACTTAAAAATAGGGTGATGCTTAAAAGGGGGAAATAAAGTGCCGTTAGAAAAGGGGTCAGATAACATTACGGTCAGCAAAAATATTTCGGAACTTATGGCCGCAGGCCATCCGCAGGACGAAGCAACCGCGATTGCCATGCGTGTTGCTGGTAAGGCCAAACCGGAGAACAAAAAAGACGATGGACATAAAAACAAAAAGACAAATAAGAAAAAATAACAGGCGGAAGTTTGTCGAGTGGGTGTGGTCACTTGGTTTTATTTAAAATATTTTCATAATCAATACCACTTAATTTAAACGGTATTTGATTTTTTTTACCACCGAATGTGTTTGTGCCGATACCAAGACTATCTGATATTATTCCAATTAAAAATGGTGCCGACTTAGGGTCTTTTAAAAGTTCTTCGGCATTTTGAACCGGCATTGGGAATGTAAGATTTTTTATGGTTCCCCAAACCGTTGGCTTTTCTCTGGTAAATTTATCTCTGGAATTTAACAGATCGGTTGCCACACCCATTATCGGAGAAAATTTACCCTCAAAGAAATTATAAACAACATCTTTCCTTGTCATTGAGCCAAATTTATCAGTTCCCAATTCGTTTATTTTACCGGTGGTTGCGCTTTTTGTTGAATTTTGCAATAGTCTTGAAGCCAAAACCACGAGCGAAGATGCGCCACCAGTTACATCAAAGCGCGTATTCACGATTTTTATTTTACCGAAATCAGAACTGCGAGAATCAAGTTCCACACTGTCCGGTTTTAATATTTTAGCAATAGCAAGTATGGCGGCAGTTCCCATTGCGGCACTAAGCAAATTAATTGCCGCCTGTTTTCTGACAAACGGTGTTTCTTTTGGATTAACTGGCATGGTTAATAAATCAATGTTGCTTTTTAGGTATCTCAATGAGAAGAAAACATTGTTTACTAACTCCGCATTCTTTTCGAGTTTTCCGATATGACCCCTTCCAGTCATTGAATTTACCAACCGACCAATACTCTGCAATTGTTTTTCATCACTTAAATTAATGTTGGATTTCTCTCCAATTTCCATCATTTTGTCAAAAATGTCCATTCTTGTTTTATATGCCTGTCCAGCGTATGCCGTTTCGCTTGCCTTATAAACCTTACCGAAGAACGGTATTGATTCTGGTAATGCCGAAGGGAACGGTTCTTCTGGATTACCAAATGAAAGTTTTGCTTTGGTTGCCTTACCATTAATATAATTTGGGCGAGAAACAATATCTGCCATAATTTCACGCATAACGTGCTTTCCACCAAATTGTTTCCAAGCCCAACCGAAAGATTTAATGGCGTTATCTCTCCAAATTTTATTTGTCGCTGGACGCATTGCGGCTTTTAATCCCTGGCGAAATATGTAACTGTTGTCAAATGCCGCCTTTATTGCCTTTGAAACACCAGCCGCCTTCACCGCAAGCGTTCCCGGTTGCCGTATTGCCTCACGAAATGTTTGTTTGGTTGCCCTAAACTTTAAATCATTTACATATTCGTGGAAATCAACCCAAGCCCTACCGTATTCCAATCTATCCCCACCAGATTCCAACGATTGTTTACCCTGACTAACACGATCCGATAATTCAACCACTTTTTGCGCTTCTTCGTCCGATACTCCGGTGGTACGCCTATCGTTTATTTCCTTTAATTTTTTATATGTTTTAGATAGGCGATCAACTCGCTCCTTTATTCCCTTGGTTTGCCGATTGAGCCAAGTTTTATATTGTGGATTATCAATATAATTAGACTCTGATATTTTCCCGGTTAATTTTTCCCCACGTTTATTTAATTTATTTTCATAACGTATGGTTTTTTTTGTTTGCCAAATAGCGGACAGGCGTTGCAGTTCTTGCTCATGTTTAAGCATGGCGGCATCAAGTTCTTTTTGTGCAGTTAGCAATCTGCGATCTTCCAATTCTGCAATTCTGGGTTTTTCTTTTCTTACTTCATTTGCTTTTTCTATGGTTTTATTTACATCAATAATTGCAACAACAGGATTTTCCGGGTCGCTTTCAGCCAAAACATTTAATTCCTGACCGGCACGACTTATACTTTGGGGATTTCCCTTAGTAAGTTCACGAACAAATTGAACATCTTTATTTTTAGCCGCCCATTCCATTGCATCTTTAAATACGGATGAACCCATAAGCGGAACACCATCGGCACCCTTTGTGTATGGTATTTCATCTTTTCCGGTAGCATATCTTTTCCATTGTTCAAGATCGGCATTACGCAATTCCTCGGACATACGTTTCTGCTCTGGCCTATTATAAACCAAATGTTCGGAAACCTTACCGGATTCACCAAGCAAACCTTTGTCAATTGCCTTTCGTTCCAAATCAACGGCGTGTTTATCGAGTGCCGTTTTCGGTTCTACAACCGGTATCGGTTTCGCCGTTTGCGTGATTACTTCTGGGGGTGCTTCTGCGGTTGAATATTCTGGTATTACCGTTTCATCACCTTGTGGTTTTGAAATATTAAGTTTTTTAATTAATTTTGGATTGGTAACTTCTTGCGTTGGCCCCTTGCCAAATTCTTCCCAACCCGGTTTACCGGCAATCGGACGATATGCTTTATTTTCAGTACCGTATATTTTGGCAACGCCCTCGTCACCAAGTTTACCAATTGATACAATATTTCCGTTTTTATCAAGTACGGTTTCTTGCCTACGGGCAAGTTCCTCTAATGATACGGCTTTATCTTTGCCGGTTGATGGGCGGGTAGGTTCGGTTACTTCTGGTGATTTCGGAATTTCCGGTATGGCAAGCCCGTATTTTTCAAGTGTTCCCGGTGTAACCATGCTACCTTCTGCAGAATGACCCTTCTTTGTAATATTAAATAACGGTATTGGTTCTCCACCAGGATTCTCTTGCATACCAATAAATACCGCATCGGGTATTCGCTCAATCGTCTTGGCAATCGTCGGTTCTGGGGCATCCTGGGGCTTAATTTGCGGCGTTTCGGCAACTAACGGTTCCAACTTACTGCCGGTGGGCACTTCGGATACTTTTTGTTGGGCTTGTTCTTTTTGTTTCTTGCCACCAATCGGGAATACTGCACCCTGTATAAAATCGGCAATTACTTTTTTCCAATCAATTTTTGTTGGGTCTTGCCCTTCAATTATTTTTCTGGCAGTTTCTTCAACAATGGGAATACTTGCCATTGCCGTACCGCCAAGTAGTTGTCGGGGGATTAAATTTAATTGTTTTTTCCCAATTCCCCCCAATATTTTATCTTGAACAAAACCAACCGCACCGCTTATTGTTCCTTCTTTTAATTGTTTAAGACCACCGCCACCTTTCCGTTTTGCCTCTGCCGCACCAGTAACAAAACTATATGGCGCTATTCCGGTTACGCCCATGATCGGAACAGATACGGCGGCATGGCCCAATCCCTGTGCTACCATTTTTGGTATAGAGCCTTCTTCAAATCCCATTTCGGAAGATTTTTGGCCTTGATTAGAAATAACTTCCGCAAGTTTATTGGCAATAGTTGATTGTTTGTTTTCTACTTCGGTTGGTAATTGTGGTCTGCCACTCATTGCCCCACCCAACCAATCAACACCACGAACCGCACCAGACAAACCTTCCATTGTACCAGCACCAATATCACCCAATACTTTTACCGGAACAGATTGTGCAATCTTTTCAATCGGAGTTAAATTGAAATCTTCCGGCTTATCACCCAATGCGCGGAAACCTTCTGGGATTTTTCTTTTATTTTTATACTCATTTAATATAGAATCATAATCTATCTTTGGACTTTGTTCCTCAATTAATTTATCGTAGTCCATTTGCTATCCGTTATTTATTCTTATAATAATTAACCACATCTTCAATATCAACATCCCCATTCATTGCCGCATAAATTTTAGAAATCTTATCTTTTATTTCTTGTTTTTTTTCTGCCGATAGTCCCTGATAAATATTATTTTTATATAGGTTTTGCCTAACTGAATTTAGCCCACCCACATTTTTTTCCGCAAGTTTCTGTGCTTCGGCTACTTTTTTATCACCAGCGGCAATAACTTCACCACCAGCCCTGGCATTATTTTGGGCTATCTTATTTAATTCATCATATCCGGTGCCATACATATCGGCATTTGCTTTTAGTTTTGCGGCTTCAATATCCGCATTTGCCTGTGCTATTTTTCCAGACAAACCAGATTCTATTTTTTGTTTTGCCAATGATTCGGCAGCTACTTGTCCACGGTCTTTCAAATACCCACCAGAATAGGCCGGGCTATTGTCCTCCGCATTGGGGTCTGTCTTTTGATCTTCACCGCCACGACCACGACCACCGCCACCCCCACTCGCCATAGCGCCCATTAAAGCCCTTGTATTGGCACCCTGTTCGGCGAATACGGTTTCTGGAGAAACCCCGCTTATATACCCCGGCATATCATTGAGAAATTCCTTGTGCGCCCCCATGCCGGTTCTGGGGTCGTAACCTATACCCTTTACGGTTATGGTTGGAGAGGCATTGAAATCCATTTCTGTTTTTTGATTTGCTAATTTTGCCGCTTTCAACTGTTCTCCTGCAAGTAGGACCGCCATTCGTTGTTGTGAACGATTTTGACCATTGTCTTCCCGCCCACCCCGATCACCACGCATTTTTAATTGCAATGCACCCAACAGATCAATCGGTTGTAATTTTCCTTCCATCCAAGCCATATGTCACCTCCCCCATCCAACCGAAACGCCGCCACTACCGGTTTGTTTATACGGACTATTGGGATTCGATATACCAAGTTGTTGATACAACAACGCTAACCGTTGGTCGTAATCACCTTGGGTTTGTTCGTCCTTATATTTGTTCCAATCAAATTCTTTACCCCATTGAAACATATTATTTCCCTGGGCAGTATTGAATTGCTGTTGGTTGGTCAAATTGGCAATGTCGGATTGTCTTGCCTGTTCACCCATTCCGGTCAACTGATTTAACATACCGGCTTTGGCATACCGATTTTGCAAACCTGTTTGGGCGTTTGAAATATCAAGATTCGACAATGCCCCTTGACGGGTGGCGTTTTGTCCACGCATTGCGTTCATAAGTGCAGATGCTTCTTGACCAGAACCACCCAAACCAACAGATGCCATATAATCACGTATGCGTTGGGTATTACCAGCGTTTTGCGCCGTATCGGTACTGCGTATTCTGTTCCGCATTGCCAATTCTTGTTCGGGCGTGTACGCGGTAGATAACCCCTTTGTATAATCCATTTGATTTGTAATGCCCGTGGGTGTTGCTGGATTATAACTTATCGGCTGCGCTATTTGCTGCTGATAGTTGGGATAATTTTCCATGACATTACTGGAAGTTGTTTTCGCAATTTCAGCCTGTTTCCTTTTGTATTCTGCGGTATCTGGGTTATTTGCTGGATCATAACCCTGTTGACCTGGTTTAACGTAAGCCATTTTATTCCCCCCTATTAAAATTAATTTCCATAGCTGCGATTATCCCCAAAGATTGTCCCAAGAAATACACCGACAATGACAGCCAATCGCTTTGTTTTATCAGTCCCACAAACAGCACGTTTACTATAAATATTCCCGAATTGCATACCAGCACCGCAAAGGTGTTGCCGAGCGATAGGTGCTTGTAGTATTTCACTATGATAAAATCGCTTACCGCACCCACCATTAGGTATAGCAATATCTTTAGCATCGGATGGCGGCTCCTCTGGGTTTACCATTAAATTTTCACCAACCTATCCAACGCCCAAACAATTACCGCAATGGCTCCCATAAATACAAGTATTTTCCCACGAACCCAAGCAATATCCGCACTAAGTTTTGTGTGTTCAATGTCATTATCGGTAAAATATTGCCGACAATGTATTACCCTTTCGTTTGAAGTCGCCATAAATGACATGAGCGTTTCTATTTTTTCCATTTGCTTGTCGAGTTTACCTTCAATTCTGTCGAGCATGATGTTCTCCTGTGAGGTCATTGGTCTTTCCCCTTATGACGAAAATACAGTTCAAGTGCAGCATACCCGAATGTTCCCACAACACTTGCGGCAAACCACCAAATGTCGCCAATTTTTCCTTGCCATTTGTATATTTGGGCCATTACAAAAAACGCCGTCATTAGAAATAACTTTCGAGAGTTCCACTTACCCATGTTCACCCCTTATATGCGCCCAGGCCGCTCTAAAATTTAGACGTTTTAAGTGATACCAAAGTGTGCATTTTTCTGGTACTGGTATCGGTGGTTCCGGCGGTGTAGGCGGTTCCGGCGGTAATGGGTCAACCCAATCCAACGGGTACTTGCCGTAATTCTCCGGCCACACTCCGAATTTCTCTTTGTGCATTTCCGATATTGCCCTAACACCGTTAGCCACGCAATCGTCATTATTTATGGATTTGCCAATGTACTCAAAGCCATATTTAATCTGACCACTTGGCAGATTCCAATTTTTAACTCTGTCCATCCAGTATCGTATGGCTTTCTTTATTTCTATTGGACTTGGACGTATCTGCCACTTATCTTTATAAAACACCCTATCGCAAACACTATTTCCCTTCCATGATCCATCTACTGACCAGAAAACGCATATGGGGTGTTTCATCCAGTTTGCTACCGACACGATCAGTTCTTCGCTGGTATCGTCCATAACTCCGTGGATTTGTCTATAAATGGCGAGTGCTGTTTTCTCATCCCATGCGGCTTCCGCTTCATATTTCTGCCATTCCACGGGCCCCGGAGTTCCGGGGTGGCAAATGCTTGCCCCATACGTAAATGGAATTTTACCGGCATTTTTAAATTCCGGGTAAACAACCTCCCGACATAACTTCCTGGCTTCCTGCTGGTGTGTCCCATTTTTTAATACCGTGTCTTTATTTAACTCATTTCCAACACCGAATTTTACATATGGCAGATTGCCAAGATTGGCGAACATTGACCGAATAAGTTTTTTGGCTTTGACATAATCTTCGTACATCCAAGTTTCGGAACAACCATCGAAAATTTCTATCAAAACATCGGCACCGGATGGTGGGTTTGCACCCTGAAACGGCTGATGCAAAATGCCGACATATTCACGTAGTAACGGCCAATACCCATCATTCTCCCAATCAAATATTTTTTCCACATCCCAAATTCCACGGCGCAAAATTCGGAAAGTGTTTGCTCCGGAATTGAGCATTTTTCTGGCTCTGTTAAATGCTTTAACTTTATCAAGCACCACCTTGCCGTCAACGACATTTAACTCACCGTGTTCCGAAGTGTTGAAACCGCCAAGACCGTGGATGATTTTGATTTTATCAGCCTCTAAAATTAAGTTCATATTTCCAATACGGTTTTTACCGCTCCCATCTGTGTGGGGTCATCCTTTAAATCGGCAATCACGGAAGCAAGGTCAATTTTGAATGTCTGTGAACTTTCGTTTTTCTGTAATCTCCACTGTTCACCGAGTTTTTTTAGATAAAGTATAACGTGCGGTTCCATTATGGCCCAATCATTTTCGACATTAAAAAACCACGCAAACCCCTTCTTTTCTTTTTCTGTAAAATCAGCGTTTCCAATTGCCATGGTTCACCCCCTAAAATCTCTCGGTCACGATGTAAAATGTCGTACTGCCAGCCGTCAACGCATTGGTATTGGCCGTAACGGTGGTTAGTCTTGCGATTACCGTTGTCGTACCCGTCCAGTTCATAACAGCCCCGCCCTGTATGAGCGCAGCGGCAACAAGTTCTGTACCCATGTCGGCATCGGCCAAGCCCCTCATTATCGCCGCACTCAAAACATCATGCGTTGCGATATACTCCACGCCGCCAGCGGTCTTGCCAACGATGAGTGAAGCCGCCGAAACCGTGCCTCCGGTAAAGGGCGTAGTAGTATCGGCGTAAAATCCAACAATTTTAGTTTTCGCGGGAAGCGTGGCAATCGTATGATCGGCAGTCAAGGCCGCTGCCGAAAACCCAGTATAGTCAACGGTAACTTTGTAAACCTGGCGATTAAGACTACCAGCATCGGACACCGTTAATCCAGTGCCAGCACCAGCAGTTATTTGTCGTTGTTTTAAGCCTATACCGCCAGAAACGGTTCTCAGTAAAGCCGTATCTCCACCAGTGCCAAATGATAATTCCGTGCTATCGCCAATATAAACAACGCCACTATATATCAGCAATGGCTCTACGCCGCCAATCTTAATGTGCAATATGGCATCATAATACATCCCGCTCGTCGCCGTAAACGCAAGAGGAAGATGTGTAGCGTCGCCATATGGCAATAACAACTGTCCGCTATTTACTGTCAGTCCGTTGGTTATAGTGGCATTTGTCGCTGTCAATAGGCCGTTAGTTTCGGCCATGACGCTAACTGCGGTAATGTCTCCAATCCAATTGGCAGAAGGAGTAAATGTTAAAGCGGCAGTTGATAGTGCGGTCAGATAAAATGTCGAGGTTGCGGCAACGGAAGCATACGTTTGTCCACCGCATGAAACCACCACACCAGTACCAGAGGTGTGAACGATGGTAACGGTTATTTTATACTCGATATTCGCTGTTGGTTGCCAGTTTGATACAAGCGCAGTCGCTCCAGTGGCAGCATGGGTCCACTTTGCCGAAGCGTATGACCAGTCCGCAACGTCCGTCCATGTGGACATAGCAGTTGCGCCGGTAATCAGTTCTGCCCCAAGCGTCGGCGTGGCGGTAAGGTTTTTAGCCGATATGCCAAAAAGCGGATTGGCCCAATCGGCCGTCAGCGGGACGGTGCCGTTGGCAAGCAAATCACCCATACCATTTGCACCCCATGACAAATTGGTTCCATCATTGGTCAAAAAATAACCATTCACAAGCGTTGGAAGTACCGTACCACCTCCACCGAACCATGATTTTTTACTTATTCCACTCATGTTCAATTCCCATCAACGGTATCGCGTTCAGCATTAATTAAAACCGTGGTTGTACTATCATGCGTCGAACCGGTATAACCAACAGTAATATAAATCCAGTCCTTTGCACTGGCTGGCATAGCAATCGGTATAACCCAATTGTTTGTGCCGGTCATAACGCTTGATTCCTGTGTTAGTCCACCCGAAGATGATTTTGGAACCAAGTAAATATCGGTTGTAACAGTTGTCAACCGATTAATCTCATCTGGAACAATAGAATATGAAAGTGTTTCTGTGGTTTCCGGCCCCTTGGTATATTTTACATACAGGGTTATTCCGGCCATGCTGGGATTACTCGTCCGCATCAATTTCACTTTAGCGTGGGTTGCATCCACTTTCTCTACCATTCCGTTAGTGGTTGTGGTTAATGTAAAATCTCCCATTTTTTTACCTCCGTAAAAATTTATTCATTTTATACATTTAATTTATCCGTATAACCGAAAGCCAAGAAACTGGGCTTGTAACATCTCCACAAACAAGGTCTGTTCCCTGTGTATGCCTTACAAATAGTTCAATATAATCGGTGGCAACCAAATTTACAAAACATTGAACAATGGGAAATTCTGTTGAGGCGGCATCAGATATTTTAGCAAGCCCAACCAGTGTACCGGTCGATAATACTTCCGGGGTTCCGGTTGTTGTGGCATTTTTGTAAATATAAACCGATCTATATCCCGTAGTTCCGGTAGCAAAATGGCATTGCCCGGAAATTAAATATTTCCCATTTGTCTTACATACCAATCGGTGATTGACTGGATCATCTTCGGAATTAACATCGAATGTAACGGTGCCCATTGGTATTTTGGTGGTTGTTCCGGTAGCAACAGTAACCGTAGCTGATGGGGTGACGTGGTATCCGGTGGTTAATCCACCACCACTCTGCACCACCCACGACCTGACTCCAGCGGTTGTGGATGACAAAACATAGCCATCAACCGCCGGATTGCCGAGTGGTGGTTCACCAGAACCGTTGGATAATAATGTATACACACCGGGCGCTGTTTGAATATATAATTTATTTCCCATTATGCGTCGCAGACCTCAATGTATAATTGCGGCAGAGCGGTTGCCGTACTGTCCGGTTGTACTACAACTCTCAATGCGCTATCGGCGTAAATTTGTTTCAATCCGGTTCTGGCAAAGCTGTACGTATCGCCAAAGTTTGCCATAATTACACGCCCCGTCCACAATGGTCGCATGACATGGACATTGAATGTACCAACGGTTGAAACCGTTGACGTAACCACGTTTATTTGCCTGACACCAGTATCGCCAGCAGCAAGAGGCAAGCGAAACATTCTGCCAAGCGTCGGCGCAATAGCCGTGGCAACCGTTCCCGTATCACCGGCATTTCCGTCTTGGTCAAGATACTGAATGCGGATTGACTGTAATCCGGTAAATGCCGTTACCGCTTCAAGCCAAATTTCCAATCCACGATAATCGGCATTGGGAACTCTCGCCGAATATGAAGGTTGGCTGGCAAGCGTAACCGCCGCATTATAGGCAAATGCACCAGCCGAAAACAGGCAATCGTACAAATGCAATCTGCCCGGAACCGTCCAAGCATAATCTATTTTACCAATGTAGCCCGATGCAGTAAGTGGGGCAATAACCGGATAGCCAGCAATCGCATCGGTTGGTACAATGCCACTTGTGGTATTTCCAACAGCAAGCACCCCAGCACCGGGGACACCGGCGCAATGGAAATTGGTAAATGGGATAGAGGCGACCGAAGCGATGCTTGCCGTTTTGAACCAAGTGATGTACTGCTTTGCCGAACCGATATAATTATCAAGTGTTAAAATGGCCATATTTTCCCCTATAAATCCATGATAAAAACGGCATATGTCCCGCCACCACTGCCAGCGTGTGTATGGGAAGCAATTTCCCCGGTAAGTTTTGCCTCAATCTGTTCCTTAGTAATATCTCCCAAATCTTGATCGTCGCTATGCGGAGCGTGGTCGGTAGAATTGCCATGCAAAAGAGCATGGTTATAATTTGCTTCGTGAGTAGGAACTTGGCAGGGGTCACTCGTACCGCCAGCATTTTCTAAAGCGTCGACCAATCCCACAATATTTTCCATTGGGATTAAAGACCCATTAAATGTTTCTGTTATTTGTTCGTTTTCTGCCATTTTTTAGTCCTGTGTAGATAGCCAGCATTGGGTAAGTTTTAACCAGTTATCGGCATCAGCAGCAGACCACGTTGCTTTTATCGTAACGTCATTCGCTCCGGTTGTGTCCACCGCAGAGGATTCCGTTGCGGCATTGATGGTCGATGAACTGATTTCCATATGTCCAAACGATGACACCGCACCGGCTGCACCGATTGTCCTGATTGTAAATATTGCCTCGAAGAACCATACGCTGTTGGTCATTTTGGAACCCGGTGAACTGATAGTTAATATTGTTGTGGAACCAAGATTTAGGGTGACAGTTACAATACCTGCCGCATCGTGGTTGTTTGTAAGTCCGACTCCCTTTACAACATATACCCGGTATGGTTTAAGTTCGTTTGCGTTAGTAATGCCAGTCCACAATGTGGTTGATGCAACCGTCGTTGCGGTGGTCGTTGCAATAATAGAATCGCTGGCAAGAGAAATAAAACGTCTGTGGTTTGTGGGGGTTAAATAAATTCCGGTTCCGTCAAACTCCATTGCACCAGCAATGGGGGTTGTCAATAGTGTTCCCGATTGAAACATAACCGGAGCGAGTGCGGTTGTACCAGCCGGAAATCTTACCGCATCGGCAAACTGAAAATAATCCTCATCTTCCATCCATGTTATTGAACCATCATTTGTTTGGCCGTCAAATTTTAGTTCAAAATCGACACCAGCCTCGCCATCACCGATAATAAATGGAGTGCCAAATGTGGCGTCGGTATCAAGCCAAAAATCAGCATTACTTGTCGGCTGTGCGGCTTGCTGAACGACCCTGTATCTCTCATCGTGTCCGGTATTGGTGCCGAGAGTATCCGGCATATCGGTAAGTGCCGTATGTGTTGACACGGCAGACGATGAGAGTGTGAGTATTCTGCTACCCTTGCCACCAGTTAAACTTTCGGTTATGGTAATGCCGGTTCCACCCTTAATTTTATCTCCCAAATAACCAGGTATTTTGTCCGTACCCGAAACCAAAACTTTGCTGGCACCAGTTGCTATAACTCCCGTTGCCGAGGTTGAATTATTTTCGGATGCTACCGTAGCGTTTATAGCATCGGCAGTTTTACGCCAATTGTTTTTCTCCCACGCTTCGGCTTTGCCTGGAACTTCAAAAACTACTGGTGTACGAGCCATCAGTATTTGCCCTTAATTTGTACGTCGATCATCGGTGGCCGAATCCGTAAAAGACCATGATTGGCACTCGGCACATCTCCCACCTTTATTGAATAACGAAACTTTTTACCCTGTATGCCAAGGTCAATACGACTCGTTTGCCATGCTTCATTTGTGCTGTCAAATTGGGAATTAGTATAATTCCAAGTCTGTCTGCCCGGATGGGCAAACGGTTGCAATGAGGTTGCACCTGACGGTTCGCTTGTTTCACTGTCCGTATGCACATATCTGTTTACACCGTAATCCGGTTCCATCGTCATTGCGCCGCAAGTGGCATATTGGCTTTCCGTATCCAGATAAATACGTTTTACCCGCTTGTCGTTGGCAATGCCGAGGTCAGTGTAATTTGAAACGATATTTACAATTACTCCGGTCATGGTGGGTTCGGTTTCGTTTCCAATAACATCATCATAATACGCTTCCCAATAACCGCCAGGATAAACCAACCAGACATCATCACTACCATAACCACTTAAGGTATATACATTTTCCATAATGTAATTCGGTGCAGTCCCAACCATCGGTGCGGCATTTACCGTATCGGTGCAGCTACTAACATTTACGGTATAAATCAAATTGAAATTTGCATCATATACTTTTGTGGTATAATACGGATCATCGAAATATCCGCTTAAAGTGAAATTGCCAAGAGAGTTTATTTTTAATGGGTGGATGTTCTGCGCCGGAACCAAATAATCGCTACCAGCATTATCTTCCCAATACCAAGTATGTTCTCCCACCACCGTTGAATTGACCCATGCCGAATCCACATATTGAAATTTAACAACGCTTCTATATGAACCCGTATTCGCTACCGGTGTAAAATAAATTTCCGTATCTGATTTAATTGCCATATCAAGAATTTTATGGGTAGCAATAGGTATGGTGGTGTCAATAATGGTCATTGCAGCGGTTCCAGTAATGTCTGTAAATTTAATTAATTGATACGTGGAATAAAGATCGGAATTTTGGTACAGAAAATATAGGTTGTTTCCAAAGATTCTTATGTATCCCCAAAATCTTTCATCGGTATTGTCGAGTATCATTGGCATTGTGGCAGTTGGAAATGTATAATACAACGTCTGTACCTCTCCCGCCTGACCGGGATTTACCGTTTTAAATAACCCATATGGTTCTCCATACTGATCTTCATAGGTAATCGAATCTATTGACCATATATTTCCAGGCGAATCTAACGCACAGGTTTTGGGGAAAAAGGTATTGGTACCACGCGCAACCAATCCGGTAGCGTTACCATCGAAATCAACCCTTAATATTCTTTCGGTAGCCATTGTTTTTTCCTATACTCCAGCATACCACGTACAAAGATAAAAACATTCATTAGTCAGGTCAACGGCAACATCTTGTATTACCGTAATCTCATGCCCAACCAATGCCTCTAATGTAGCGCCGGTACAAATACAAGTTTTTACTCCCGCCGAAGTTATTTTAAATATATCGGCAGTATCAGATATAACATAGGTGTTATTGCTTGAATCATTGAATGAATATACCGGTTTGTCTAACGCCGTACCACTTGCACCAACGCTGTCAATAAGTTGTTTGGGATTTTCCCATAACGCTTCTGGTTCTTCATAATCCGTCTGGTAAATATAGGTTGTCGTTGCGCTACTGGTTACTAAAAATGGAACCAAAACAACTTCGGTTAAATTAGAATCCGATGCCAGACAGAAGTTTATCTCATAATATCTCGCTCCAGCAGTTGACGTGTAAACGTACTCCGTCCAAGCATCGGCATCCAGAGCATAAACAAAATGCCTTTGGCTCAATATGGTCGCTCCCTGTTCGGCACCGCCGGTCAGTAGTGAGCCACTCAATGTCAAGGTTGTCGCCGATTTAGCCAAAGCAATCGCATTTCCGGTAGAACCGTGGGTGCGAGCCGACAATGAAAGTACGGTGGCTGTGCAAGCCGTTGCCATAACCGTCGGGTGGGCTACCGCACACATATAATCAACTCCATAAGTTCCGGTGTGATTTATTGCCGCCATCAAATTGGCAAGTGAACCTGCCGCAGCAGTTCCCATACGGACGCTACCTTCAACACCAATCGGATCGGCATAGGCCACAAAAGTATATACCTTCGTGTCAACCGTTACGGTGTCGCCGGCGGTTACATTTGTTCCGCTTGACGTGATACTTCCGGTTGCCCTACTGTTCACACTGCGATAAATAAAATTGATATGATATTGCCGTTTGGCAGAGTGATAAACGCTATCAATGTAATATTCGGCACCATGCGCCATGAAATCGTTGATAACCGTATTTATCCTGTCCTTGCTGATATTTCTCGGTTCACCACCATCATAAAGCATTACGCCTTCGGCAGATAACCAAATGGCGCTATTTAATCCAACGGCCTGTATGCTTCCAGATGCAACGCAACCGATTGTTGGCGACACAATATCCTTTCCAAATGAGTACATACTTACACTGAATGTTATACGCCGCTTGAATACCAACAGATTGTCTTTCAAAATCGCCATACCCATACATACGTCGCCATCATCGGGGTCAAACGTCTGATGGTTTAGTGCCGGGAAATACTCTGGCAATCCAACCTCACTCCACATCAGCATACTATCGCCACCAACCTCACCGGGGAATCTCAATAACCACAAACGGCTACCACCAACGGCGACAAACATGGCTCTCTTTGCCATATCGTGATTGTACTCCAATACGGTTCCATCACCGATAATGTCATCGGCACTGGTTAATGTAACCGTTTGGGTTTCATTTGTTACTTCTTGATCTAAATAGGCATCGGCACCCAATTCATTATATAGTGTTCTGTAAATGCGAATATGGGTAATATCGGTATCGGGATTGGCAATAACGGCAACCGTAATGGCCGTTGCTGACATTGCCTTGACTGACATGGAGTCAATCGAACCCACCCACGTTCCAAGTGTGGGTGTGATACTTAAAACCGTAGCGTCAACGGCGGTTATGTAATAAGTGTTGGTTCCAGTAGCGGTAACTGCGACCTGTGACTCTCCACCCATTGAAACGACAAATCCCGAACCGGCAGTAGCGGTAGTATTAACAACCACCACCTTATAGGTTGTTCCGACGGCGGGAGTAAAATCGAGTGCGGCGGTAATGGTAGCTGTCAATGGCGTGGCATCCCCGGTGGTATGACTCCATTTTGTTGCGCCATAAGTCCACGTTCCCACCACATTCCATGACGCAAACTGGTCAACCAATTCTGCGCCCAAGGCCGAGTCGATTGTCATATCGGTATTGGAAACTGGCGACGGGTTGCTATTTACAACATAATCGCCATCTTTTTTGACATACGAATAATAAATATTGTAACTGCCGATGACAATATCGCCGCCGGTAGTGCTTGCGGTAACTGGCGGGTCAACTGGAGATGGTACGCCGAGCGTGTGCGCTTTAGTTGTATCCCTAAAATAATAGTTGATATTCGTGCCATCAGTACGAAACGCCCTATCTTGCATTACCGCATACATCGGCACAACCGTTGTACCGGTAGCCAAATTCGTTATCACGTTGGCCCAGGACGTTTCATAATCGGTAGTGCCGGTTACTGTACCCCCGATTATTTTCATTCGGGTTGACGCAACCGATTCGTAGGTGGTTAGCACAACCGATGCGCTATCAACCGAACCGTCCCAATAATTAGTTGGTACATAAGTCAGCGCAGCCGTGGTGGTAGCCGTTACATCGTATGTAAATTCACCAGATTCCTGTATAACGCCAGCCAGTGTTGCCCCCAAATATACGGCAATCGACTGGCTCGACGATGCTACCGCTTCTGGATGCCACCGAATCAGATTGAAATATGTCAGGTCGGTTTCGTACTTACCGCCAACATCCCAACTATTCGGTGCAAGTTCGTAATTTGACGGTATGTTGGCTCCGGCAGGGTCAATAAATTTTACAACCGAAACCCAATCGTCCAACTTATTCGGAATATGCGGCCATGCCTTTGTTATACTCCCAACCCAATCATTTGTGGGAACAAACCGCAATGCCGTAGCATCAGTAACAAACGGTACAACGTAATCGTATAAACCAGTAGCAGTAATCGTACCAGCAAGCACACCACCAATATAAACACTCAAACTCGTACCGCTGGTATGTGTCACATGAACAATAACCCTGTACGTTTCGCCGGCTATAACAGTAAAATCTCTGGTGGCCGAAAGAGCCGTAGTTCCAGATGTGTGCGTCCACGTACTCACCCAAATTTTAGATTGTGTGTTGTTGGCTGTTCGGCAAGTCAATCCGCTGTCAACTCGCGTATAAGCCCAACCGGTTCCAGATGATGACGGTGCAGCCATTGTGACGTTGGTTACAACGCGGTATTTTGTTCCGGCGACTATTGCGGTTTCACCGGTTGCAACCAAGGAGGTTGTGCCGGTGGTGTGCGTCCACTTGGTTGATCCGTATGACCAAGCCGCTCCGGGGTCAGTCCAACCCGCAAAATTGGCAATAAGTTCTGTACTGAAATCCTCAATGTTAACATCTTCGTTGTCCAGATCAGCAAAAATATACTTTTCACCATCGGCCTTACGAAGTTCAAATACACTTTTAAAACCACGCCCAGCCAAACTTGCCGGTGATTCGGTTAGTGTACGCTGAAATCTCCTACGTTCAAGCGAGCCGTCCGGCAAAACAAATACGTTATCTGCTTTCGACATACCGCCCGGTACGGTTACACCGTCAAGATATAACCCTTTCCACGGTGGTACTGGTATGGTTTTAGTTTCGATCATAAATCAGAATCCTGATAAATAGAACGGTGTACCCTACGACTCGCTTGTGTTTGTCGTGTTCCGGCGTTACCCAACATTACCTGCAATCTGTCTGGATATAATGTTGCAATATCCACCTTATCTTCACCAATCATTTTAGATTTTATCGCTGCAAGAGTAGCAATTAAATCCTCAAATCCCGGCACAAATTCTGGTGCAGAAGAACCGGTTGACATATCGGCGGGGAAATAACTATGCCATAATGTATAGGTATAAATTGCATCGGCAATGGTATCGAAAATAACTTTCCTACCAGTTACGTCATAGCCGGTTGGTTCTCCGGTTGTGAGCGTGGTATCGAATGTGAGCATACTTACCCACGGTAATTCGGCACCATCAGCATCAACGATACTTTTTACACCAAGGCAAGTTGCTGGCAATGCGGCAAATCTACTGCCAGAAACCGTTGGTAAACTGGAAGAAGTGTAAAAATAATCGCAATTACGTTGGAGTATCTTGCCAAGTAATTCCCGATAGGCATTGTTTATGAGAGATGCGGCTTTGGCGGCGGTTAGAATTGCGGTGTGGGGCTGATCTGTCAGTAATCTCAATTCGTCAACCAAGGTATCTCTTGTCCAGGCCATATCTACCCCCTATTTGTCATAGAAACATTACTGCCAGATTTAATTTTAAGTAAGGTTTTCGCATCGTTCACACTTTCTTTTGTTACGTCAACCATTTCCCTTTCATCCAAATCAACCAGTTGCTGTTCGCCGTTACTCATTTTTTCAAATTCTTCTTGCATGAACAATTCGTTACGTAATGACAATCCGGCAGCAACCAATTCTTTTTTGTAGGCATCCCACGGAAACTTGACGCTGTAACGTTCTCGACCATTCCAGACAACGCCATAGTACCAATCACGCCTGTCCCAAGATTCCAATACTTCATAAACCCTTACAGACATACCCATTAGGCGACTGGCTTCTTTTTCTAAATTTTCACGCCGGTGTTTCATTTTTTTGATATGTTGCCCAAGCCCTTGACCAAATAAGTCCGGTTGGTTTTATACCCTGACTTTTCTCATACCACGGGATATAAAATGCCCTGAATGCTTCTTTGTCCATACCCTTGGGGAAATCTTTGGGAGCAATGTTTTCGGTTTCTTTTGTGAGTTCTTCAATCTGTTCTACTGGTTTCACTTCTTTTGCCGCAATCTGCGCCTTCAACTTTTCAATTTCCTCGGCCTGTGCCTCAATCTGTCGCTGTTCACTTGATTGGAATTTGATTCCGTAAACTTTCAGATATGCCCGTAAAGCACAATCTTTTTCAAAATTAAACGTGGGTTTTTTCAAATATTCCATCGTAGCGTCGTAGGCTTGTTCGGCAGTTTTGTTCTTGTAAAAATTTTCATAGAACATATCGTTACGATACCCGCCATAAATACCCTGTTTTTTTTCAGCCATTCAAATTTCTCCTTGCGGTTTGGGATACGTTCCCCAATTGTCGCATTGGGCGAAGGGGAGCCGAAGCTCCCCCGCCCGGATTTGTTCACTTTTGTGAACTGCGGTTGATGTCCGCATATTTCCGCTATTCTGCCGAAGCAGATACGGGTTCAATTTTCTGTTCATCGTTTGCTTTGTTTAGCATTTCAAGGAAATTAAGAATCAAATTGCCATCGGTTCCAACAATTTTTTCCTTGCCATTTTCAATGTCCTTCTCTACTTCGGTAGCGTCAATATTCTCATACGGAATATCAACGGTTTCCCCAAACACCGAATCATAGTCTTTCATAAATTCAACAAAACCTTCGTCCTTCGGTTCGGGGGGAGAGAATTTTCCATCCTTAATAAACTCTGGATGTCGCTGAAACAACTTAACCCTTTCCGGGTCAAATGTTTTCAGTTCATTTTCAATACTCTTAGAAAACCGTCGCAACCTAATAAAAATTTTAGGAATGAGAGGTAACTCCCACACCTTGCCCAGCATATCCTGGACTGCGAACAAATCCTTGTACGTAAGTTTCATTTAAGAAACCTCCTTTATTTAAGGCTGGCGGGGCCGAAGCCCCGCCGCCCGAATATCTTATGCAATATAAGTATTAACGTAGTGGGTAACGCCAGCGGACACGTCTCTGAATAACGGAATATGCCCATCACCAGTAGCGCTTGACAACACCCCATCAATCCAACCAATGTCAACCGCAGCATTCACGTGGAACATGGCAGTAAGCGCATTATCCGAAATGTTCGTGGAGAACAAATACAGAGCGCCGGGATTGCCACCACTTTCCGCAATATAATGAAACCGACCGCCAATTATTGCGGTAGCAGATGCCATCGGTGTTCCGGTGGCAGAAACATAAATGCCATCATTGCGGGTACAAACCATATTTGAACCACAAACCGTACTGGCGGCAACAGTTATCCAATTAGACGAACTGGCAATTGGCCCAGCCAGGGTTCCAGTAATGGTTAGGTCTGTTTCAACCGCACCATAACCATCCGGCATATTACCGTCGGCACATGAACCATAAAGCTTTGCGATACGACCATTTGCACCCATAACCGAACTATTAACGTCAATCGGCAACGTGCAACTTCCGCTTGGAATATAAAGACCAATGGGCCAAAGATAACTGGCACTCGCAACAGCGGTTCCGAAAGCGGCGAGAGTTCCAGACGCAACCGTAGCCGAGGCGTTGTTCCACGCTAAGAAGCCATACAGCGGAGTGGTACAAGTAATATTGGCGTGTCCACCAATACGAGCCATAACCGCCGAATGACCTCCGGTAGTATAAGACGAATTAAGGACAACCGCAGCACCGGTACCCTCAAAGGTTCCAATCAGACCGGAATGCAGGTGCGTCATAGTAACGCCCTTGCCGCACATCTGACCAATCAGGCCATAAGTTTCTTGTGCCACGGTAAGAGAACTGCCAGTAGCGAGGTGGCGAAAACGACCACATTTTGCAGAATATGCCGAGGTTAGATTTGATGTAGATGCCCCGAAAACAGAAAATAAATCCAATTGTCCGTCAGACCAAAAATTTTGAGTGGCGGCAAATACAACAGCAGTTCCGGCGGCACCGGCAGCAGCCCATCCACCAACACGAAAAGTATTATACGCATCGGTTACAAGTGCCTTGCTTGCGGTTGCTGTTCCGGCAGTTACGCCGTCAATATAAGTCAGTTCCGTAGCAGCAAGAGCCGAACCATTCAAATATAGACCACCGCCATCAGCGGTGATAACATCGAGCCGATTGATAACCTCGGCATACCTTTTTCCATCAGTACCAATTTTGGGTCTGAATGTGTTATAAATCAAAGCCATTTTTCATCTCCTTTTTAAATGATGGGGAGATTTTCACTCCCCACCAAGTTAGTTTCAACCACTTAATCCAAAACGTCAAACATGGCAAGGTTGGATTCCGGGAAATCGGTACCCCAGTTTCTCCAGCCACGATAGACTTCACTGAACGCCTGTTTGTTGGCGACTTGCTGAACCTGACCAGCCATAGTCTGCCAACCCTCCGTACCACCGGTATATTTGAAAATATGTTTCAAATTGGGGAACAGGATAGCATGGGGAACGCCGAATCTGGACTTTACAATTCGGATGGTCTGTGAACCATACTGGAACTGCAAACCTTCGGGCAATCCGTCTTTAGCTGGCATATTGATCGTGGGTTGCTGTTCGTTCTTGAATGTCTTGTAAATGTTGTTAAACACGCCATTGGACACATATGCCAAATTGGGCATATATTCCGGCCCCACCGTAGTGTCAGCAAGGTCTAACAACGCAATCATGCGATCAATCGTGAATGCTTCGGGAGTACCCGGAACAGTACCGTGGGTGTGTGTGCATTGCATATAGGGATAGGCAGATCGCTGAACGCCCATAAAATAACCATAGGCCGGGTCAGTACCGGAACAGATGGTTTCGATGCCGTTGGTGAATTTGGTAGCGGAAATGGTTTCTGCGGCACCCTGGAACGAAAGGGTATAATAGAATTTGGTGGATGAGGTTACGCTGGCAATATGTCCATCGGGGTCGGTAACGGTGATGGTTTTATTCGCAACGTCAACAGCGGTAATGACGGCAGCTAACAGAATTTCCGAATTGGTATTATAACCGTCAATAACCATACCTTTGCGGAACCAACGAATGTCGTCAACCGGAATTACGTGACCAGTAGGGGCACCTGTCGCCTGACCAAGAACACCACTGCCGGGAGTGTGAATCGAAAACTCTTTGAGTAAATTGTATGAAGCCAATGTACCATTGCGAAGATTCAGCAAATCCTTGATAATCGCTTCATCCCCACGGTTTAGGTTTACGGTTTCTTCTGAATACTGCATTTTGGTAATCAGTTTTTTAATGTAAACCTTACCCTTGTCAAACGTGGGCGAAACCGGGGTGGGATCGTCTGCGTTTTCCTCACTAAAGTTGGCACTTTCGGGCAGCGCGGTCTGGAAAGACTGCCAGACTAACGGTTCTCCACCGTGCGCCTGTGCGCCCACCTGAAAATTTTTATCCAACCAATAACTTTTGTTTCCAAGAAACTCCAAGTTCTTCCTCTGGGCCTCCCTTGTAGTATTTAAATAATCTGCTAATACAGAAGTAGCCATTTGTTTCTCCTTTTTTAAGTTTTAGTTTTTCTCAACAATGCCAAGGCATCCTCATTGGTTTTCTTTTCCCAATCAAAATCGGGATTGTCAATCATTTCTTTGGTTGGTTTACCATCGGATTCCGGTTTTTCCTTTGCCGCAGCCGGTGACGATTTCATCACGTTTGGCCCGGCGCTTTGTTTTTTTAGGTGTTCGGCAACAATCTCTTTTTCCAATGCTTCCTTAAATTTAGGATTGGCATTGATAAATTTTCGGAGATTTGCCTCATTTCCGATAAGATCAGCAATTACCTTTGCGCCCTCCGAAACCTGTATGGGTGATTGTCCCTGTTGCGACAAACCAACATTCTTGGCCCAGGTATATGCAAAAGTTAAATCTTGCAATACCGGTTCCAAATCGGTATCATTCGGGATATTGTGGGTGGTCATAGCGGAATGCCATTCACGATCATTGTATTCTAACATTCTGCGTTTTTCTTCCGCATCCAGGCGTTCTTTGATTTTACGCAATTCGTCTGCCTGTGAATCTTTCTCCCTCATGATTTGCCGTTTTTCCTGTCGATCTCTCGCATGGTCGGGGTCTAACAGTTCTTCTTCGGCGCGTAGTTTTTTTTCTTCTTCTGCGATTTCCTTGTCACGTAAGGCTTTTTCCCTCTTTGTGATGTCGTCGAGAAGTTGTCTGCGCTCATCGGATAACCTTTGTGATTTTTGTGTTAGTCCACGTTGCATTTCCCTGTAGTAAATTTGGGTTTCTGGTGTCATTCTTGACGTATCAGCTTTCGCAGTTTCGTCTGCCAGTAACCGACTTACTTCTTCGGGGGTGTACATGGGCTTTTTGTTTTCCGACGTAACCGTTTCCGACTTTTTCACTTCCGAGGTTTTTTCTGGTTCTTTGCCCTCCGTAGTTTCCGGTTCCGGTTTAACTTCGGTTGGGGTGGTTTCCTTTACTTCCTCGGTTTTAATTTCCTCTTTTGGGGTTTCAACTTTGGATTGATCTGTGGTTTCGGGATGCAATGATTTCAGGGCTTCTTGCACCATACGTTCTCCGACATCACCACTGACTTCCAAGTTTCCGTCCATTACCTCGTTTGCCATTAAAGTTTCTCCTTAGACTCCCATACCTTCGGGTGCGGGTTGGTCATTATTCGTAACTGGTTGCCCAGTTGCTTGCCGTCTGTTAGCACCAGCTTCCGCTTTTTCGGTGCCGGTTTTACCTTGCTGTTTTTGATTACCCGGCCCAAGTTGCGGTGGGCCTTGCTGTGCCATTTGTTGTTGCATCATCTGTTGCTGAATACTAACCGTGCAAAAATCAATATAATTGTCAATGTTATTTTGTATTGCAACATCCTGATAACGCCATTCTGGTTTCTTGGTATAATCGGTAAATATTTTGATGTGGATGGGCCAGTTAGCATATTTGCTAACCGGTGCCCGTTCACCAGCAAGTACCAAGTCAAGATTCAGTCTGGCCTGTAACTCATCCCGAAACGTGCTTTCCTTTATTTTATTTAGTCCAGCATATCTCATAATTTCTTCGCCAATCATACGCCAGTCAATTCCCGGTATTTTGTCAAATATTCCGGTTTGTGCGAACTGTATAACCTGATCCATTTTGGCTTCTTGACTTTGTGAAAACCCACTACCAATGTCAATTTCCGTATCGAAATCTCTCGGAACTTTCTGGGCATTAAATTTCTTGACTTCCGGTTGCCGATTTTCTCCAACAATATTTACCTGACGTTCTTCGGGATAATATTTACGTGTAAGATAGAAATATCTGCGTACAACTTTTTCAATATAGTCGCCCTCGGATGCCACTTCGGGAGCGAAAATTACATCTTCGCTTGATTTAAGTTCCTTGATGACACCCGGACTTGTTTGACTACCACGATAGGGAATCGTACCGTTGTCCTGTAATCCTGTAACGACCTGCATTTTGCGGTGCAAATCCCACCAACGGTTTGCGATTGTGGCGGGAACACCCTCTGCCTGATCTCGCTTTGGCGGTTCCCCATCATGTTCAACAACCTCATATTCTTCGTTGTTTAGTGCCGCTTGAAGAATATTGGAATTGCGATTAACCAACCATTTTCCATTACCCATAAATGAAGCATTGCCCTGAACAATACTTTCAATGCGGTTCATGTCCCGTTGCATGATGAGGATATTTTTCAATATTCCCTGACCATAAAGTTCATCCGGCAATCCCTTGACGGCAAATGTAAAAAACGGAAGCATATCGGGTTCGGAATTGTCATCATCAACCGGAACCTTGCCGCCAGTTACAATAACGTGCTTACCGTTAGGGTAATCCTTACAAGCCTTAATCCAAATATCATAAACAAATACGGTGCTTTCATCTTCGCCGGAAACATAATTGTCAACCGACTTGGCAAGTTGCACCCGTTCCATTTCAATTTCTTGCTTGACATCGGCTTGTAATTCCTCACGTTTATAATCGAACCTATCTTCAATAACGCTTTTCTCTGCCGGGAAACGGTGAATAACCCAACGCATATCATCATCACAACGGGCATCCGGATTGCAAAAGAAGTGAAACGGATTTACGGTTTCGAGTGCAATATCCCCCTTGTAAATACCACTCCACATATTTTTATCATAGAATATTTTTCCAATACCGATACCGGTAATGCCACCCCATTGAGTTGCGTGGCGCAAATGCGCAGAACCAAACGCAACTGACCTCCACCAATATTCAACCATACCATTACCGATTGTGGCAATGTCCTCATCATTACGTTCAGTATTATCGGGGTACGGTTTGAATCTCGGAACCGGGTCTCCCTTCAACATTTTGGCAGTATATAAATCGACGAATGATCGGCAGACATTATACATTGACCGGCATTCGCGTGGGATATTTACTTCACGAATTACGCCAAGTTTTTCATCCCATATCATATACTGGTCGCCACGGTAAAAGGCATAAGCCCAAGCCATCATGCCAAACTTGTTATTTTTGGTTGGGTGATCGCCAAGTTTTTCAGCAACCCACTTAATCCAATCGGTTTTTTCTTTAGCCATTTATTACCATCCGTGGTCTATCGTTACGGTATGTTCCTCGCCATCCATACATTTTACTTTCATGGTATCTTTGGGTGGCATTCCAAGTCCGACAATTTCCTCTACTCTTTTTGCAAATTTATCATCAAATGTAAGTTTGAAATCCTTACGGTATTGGTCAATGCTTTCGGTCATTTGTTCAAGGGCGCTGGTAACATTCGCGGAAGTAACCCAAAAATTTTCGAGTTCCTTTTTTAAATTCAACACCCCACCATTAATTGCATAAAGTATTTTCCGTAGAAATAAAACAATCACAACAAGCAAAACACTAATAATACACATCCCTATTGCTATCATGCACCCTCCTTAAATTATCGGGTTGGTTTTTGTATTCGGCAAATCGGTTTAATTCATATTGCCACAACCGATGGTTTTCTTCTGTATCTTTTTCTTCCCTTGTTTTCATGGTTATTGGTTTATATGCAACGTCCTTAATGTAAGCCAGGGCATCCATCAAATCGTCACCATGCGCCATTTTCTCACCACGAAACCGCATCATCTCACCTTCTAACAAACGCAATCCGCGCAGCATATGAAATCGGCCATCTTCCAATAGCGGTATGAGCCATTTTATTCTTTCTGGTTTTGGTCTGTTTTCGGTTTTTAGTTCTGTCAATCCAAAATTCAAGTCTGTTTCACGTTTAGCCAACAACATACGTTCTTGTACGAATTTAAAACTGTGGGATTCCACACCCACACACCGAAGGTTTTCTTTAAATCTGGTTGCAACTTCGATGAGTTTTTTGGTGGTATTTACATCCCCCCATTTTCCCTTGTCGGCATATAGAACATAATAATTATTTGAATCGTCAATACCAACAACCACTATGGCCGAATCATCGGCCCACGGCCTTATTGAATAAGCAAAATCACTCAATATAAATATGTTCATTTTGATGTCCCGAATATCATCGGGTGTAACATATTTTATTTTGTTCATATCGAAACCGATTGTTCCGGGGGGTTTGGGGTCAAGCATAAACTGACGCATGAACACATCACCCTCACGGTTCTCAATCATGTCGTCCCGTTTCTTCCAAATTTTCTCATCGGTAAATCTTGGGTCTTCCGGCCAAATAGAATGACCTTCCGCTATGCCAAGTTTATTTGCCATTTCTGGAGTGTTTACCAGTATGGGATATTTGATTGTCCTTACGCCACGTTCTTTTCTTGAAAATCTTTCCGTTGTGCAATCAAATGCAAATGGGGTTCCGATCAAAATAATTTTACCGTTGTTGGCTAATGCCGGAGAAACAACTTCAATTATATGGTTTTCGTTTTTATCAACAACGTCCTGATTATAGACCGATTCCGGGTCCTCAAGGTCGTCACCAACATAACGTTCAATGCGCCGTTCCTCGAATCGTAATCCCGTTACCTGCGATCCACGGCCACGGGACATGATTTGAAAGTGAAACCCACCACCATCATCGTCCCGATTGTCAACCTCAAGTAGATATACCGAATCCTTGATTATTCTGGCTTGTGGGAATAACTTTTTAAACCTATCCGACTTGACCATGTTCTTGCAATCACCGACAATCCTACCGGCCATAATATCCGAATATGAACCGATAACAATGTACTTCAAACCATTGTAAACACAATCGTGTATTGACAATAACGATGAAACTATCAGGGTTTTGGCCGTACCCCTGGGGCATTCAATAACTATTTTCTCAATGTCTTTGGGGCAATCCCTAATTTCCCGTATCATATGGCGGTGAAACGAAGCGAATTTACTTGGGAAATAGTGCGGGGTAATCCATTTTCCGAAGAACAGTGGGTCGGCAGCACATTTCAGAGTAAAGTTATGAATCTGTTCGGCTTCACTCATTGTTCGGTTTCCGTTTTGGGTGTCAATGTGGTATTGAAATAACCGTTATTCAGTAACATCTTTTCGGTTTTTAGAGCCGCACCGCGATTTTCCTTATTTATGGTTTCACCAAACTCATCTGCTTCTTTTTGCATTTCGGCTGGTATATCCAATTCTTTATGCCCACTCTTTTTAGAGTCCTTTCTTTCCTTGAAATGCTTGGCAAATAATTCCATACATCCCTTATCCCCACGCTGAATACCCTCGCCAAGTTTGTAAATAAACATCTTGTATAAACCGCTACTACGTGATTCAATATCATCATTTATGAAATTGATTATTTCTGGACTGGATTTCCATAACATCAGTGCTTTTATTGATACACCAAGAATATCGGCGGCTTCCTCCATTGTCGGTGGGACGCGCAAATGCGCTGGGGTTTCCAACCATTTGGCAAATGCCATTTTCTCATTCCAATACTTCACTCCAGGTTTGGCATTTGTGGCTACAAATACACCGAGTTCATATCTAATATCGCATTGGGAAGTCAACCCCATTGCCTCAAGCACTTCGTGGTTTATTTTTAACTTGCCGCCATGTTCGGTTTTACACCCTTCGATAATATCTTTGGTAAGTTCTTTTTTTTTATCGCCATTTTTAGTTCTTATGTCGTTCCACGTTTCTTTGTGTTTGCGATTGGTGGCCTCAACTTTTTCTTGCGGCATAGCGCCAACTCTCCGGGCGTGACCCGGACAATAGCCGCCATTTTCTTCGGTGGCACTACGAGCCATACAGCCGTCACCAATATTTTTCTTACCGGAAATAACGAGTTTATCCCCGGCCTGGTACCGATATTTACATTGCATCATGTATATATATTACCCATCGTACTACAATTATAATATATGTGTATTATTCTGTCAACCGTATCACGTATCATTTTTACACATATTGCCGATAATTCCACAAAACAATTTTTATTTTTTTGAAAATTAAAAAAAATTATATTGACAAAACGTGATTTTTATAACATATATGAGGTATGCGTCATTGGTACGATTGGTTTAATGATCCCGAAACATTGAGGAAAATACATAAAATAAATTATGAAGCAGGGAGAAATAACGTGAACGCAAAAACGTACTGCCCGTTGGGGAAGATTAATTGTGGGAGATTTAGAAATTACCAAGATGGTCGGGGAATACGGTGTGAAATAGACAATGGTAATGAATCAACGTCGTGGTTTATATCTGATTTTGATACTTGTCCATTTACTAAACGCCAGCAAAAGATCGAGCGATACGATATGTGCGAAGATCAACCGGCGCAGATACAGTGCTATAATCATTATTGCATTTACCATACACCAGATAAGTATGGTGAATGCACAAACCAATCTCCGGCAATATGGTTGGGCGGTGTGTCAAGAAGTTGGGATAAATTTCGTGATGGTAGTTGGAATTGTTTTTCATTCAAAGAACAACCATGAACCCGACAATAGTAATCAGCAAGCACGACGGGCATTATCTGATAACTTGCGATCCCTATGTACGGATATTTGACAAGTACGAGGATGCGGCAAAATTTATAGAAGAAACGCTGAATAAGCCGGAAATGGCACCGGCATCACAAGCGCCCAAATGGGTTGAAAAATTACTTTGGGGTTCCGACGAAATCAAGGAGGGGTGATTGCCATTTTATGATCTTGCTTGCCCGAACTGCGGTGCCGAATACGTCAACGTAAAGCACACGATTGCCGAAATATCCAATGGCGTTGAATGTGAAAGTTGCAAGTTAAAGTTAAACTTGCAAGTAAAACTGGAAGTGATACACCACAGCCCCATTTTTTTCCAATTGAAGGGGGAGTGGCCGGGGAAGGTGGGAAAATGATTAAAGAATACCTTAAAGAAAAACTTGACTGGATTTTGTTTGTGTTGGATATGATGGTTTATTTAATAATTGCGGTTGGTGTGTTTGCCGCTATTATTTTTATTATTTATTTGTTTTATTTGGTATTTAAATGAATTGGGTAAGCGTGAAAGAGAGATTGCCGGAATGGGGCGTGATTGTTATTGGATATGATGCACTTGGTGGGCATATTTGTTCTGCCGAATTACCATCGCCATATTCCAAGCATATGTGTTTTGATGATTGCATTGGCCGAGAAGTTACACATTGGACACCATTGGTTATACCGGAGTTGCCGAATGAAAAATAAGGTTTATTGCGAGGATTGCATTCACAGAACAAATATTGTTACTTGTGCAGAAATTGTTTACAACGATATTTTGGGAAAACATTACATAAAGATTGACACAAGACTAAAGAACAAAAACAACGACTGCAAAGACTTCGAGAAGAAGGAGAAAAAATGAGTTGGGAATTTGATGCGATTGATAAGGACACCAGTACAGAAGATGCAATACTGCAAGTTTTAATAGACATACGGGATGTTTTGGCAGATATTTCTTGTTCTATTGGTGGAATTTACGATGAAGAATTTGAAAAAAACCATACAATACGTGAATGACAAATGATTAAACTACTTGTACTCATCATTATTTTCGCCACCGGGTTTATGGTTGGGTGGATAGGGAGAGAAAAATATGGAACAAGATGAAATTTATGGCATAATCCAGGCCATGCGCGAAGCGAAACAGAAGTATTGCGAAGATAACGGCATTGGGGGTTCGCAATTCTGCGCCGACATAACCATATACGAAACCGATTACAATTTCACCGAAGCCCTGCGCCGAGTTGACGACTACGAACAGGGATTTGCGAGATGGTGGGTGATTAACGACAATGACAAAACAAAGAAGCACTAAAAACGCAGAGTATTGCCACCGCCAAGGCACGATCTGCCCACTGTCCGTACCAAACCCTTCAAAACGGACAAAGCGCCCCACAAGCGATTTAAATGACATTTCCCTTGAAACTATTGAAAAAATAGATATTGCAAGATTAAAAAGGTTCATTTGCGAAAATTGCTGCCTAACTGAAGAAACACAATACAAAATCATGCTCTCCGAAGCAACCCAAAGATTGAGAGATGGAAAAGAAGCATGACAAATAAAAAACGGGTCGGTAGTTCAAATGGCAGAACGGCTGACTGTGGATCAGCGAAATGTGGGTTCAAATCCCGCCCTTCCCTTAAACGTAAAAAAATATCCTGGGACAAATATTATGACCACATGAACGAACTCTGCCATAAATACGATAACCCTGCCGATGCCCTGATCGAAATGCTGCAATACAGTTCCAGTGTTGAATTGGAGAAAAATAAATGAAGGTTCTAATTGCCTGCGAGTTTTCCGGCATCGTCCGGCATCTGCCAATTATTTATGACTGAAAATAAAACATTTTACGAAAATTCAGATGAGTGGCCACTATTTTTTATAGACTTAAAAATAACCCCTTAACACTTCAAATTTTGTTGGACTTCGGATTATATAAAACAAAATCAAACCGCTATTTGTGGAAAGGCATATTCGTATCCACAACGAACAACTAACCACGACGGGGGGGGGCAGTGTCGGATAAGATTGGATATGTAAACCAAGTATAATTTCCCCAACCATTGTCGGTACTGCGTTCCCAGACCATCGCCGGCGATGAAATTATTATTTGCCATTATGTTACTACAACCGTACTACATAATCAGTACTAATGTGCGGGGGATAAATAATCTTTGGGGGTCAATACTGTACTGTAATAGTCTAAAGGGTTCTTTGCTATTACTCAATTTATGTTTCTCGCCCTGCTGCTGCTGCGGGATGCAATATTTGAAATATAAATATTGTAATTTTGGCAACCGCTTAGTAATTATGTTTAATAGAGTAATTTATATTTTTATGTTTATAATCTTATCTTAAAGAGTTTTTAAGAAGTAATAAAATCTTTTCTTAACTGGTCCGGATAATATTTTTTTAATTATAAGATTCTTTATAGAATAATAGAATGAACATGAAATTAAAGTATATTAAAAAAGTATATTAAAAACAAGAGAAGAGAAGAGTTTTAAGATTCTTTAAGATTCGGTTTTTCTGTTTTAGCTTTAAAATTGCTTTCCAGATTGCCCATGGTTGCATTATCTCGACGGCCCGCGTGTCATTGCATGGCAGCAATTTACCATTATTGGATAGTTGCCGCAATAAATCTTTTTTTTTCTTTTGCTGCTTATTTTGGCGACAATTCAGCATAGACGGAAAAACTAACATTTATTGTCATTTCTATTGACATTTTTTTGCATATCAAGAATATGGCTATGACAGCGTTTCGGGGTTTTGCTTATTTTGTGATGCAATTTATTGTCAATGCCGATTTTGCCATATCCATATTTAGTGTCTGGACCTGATGACACCCCCTATATTTTGTGCATGATATGCTTAAAAATTGGCATGAACTTGGCATGACTATTGCTTATAGTATTGTGTCGCTATATGCGGCGGAGGTTTTAAAATGACTATCTATCAAGAATGCGATGGTAATTTGCTCAATGTTTTTCGGGGTGATGAGGGATGCGCGGATTTCCCCGCAATGGAAATCGGGGATATTATTGACTATCCTGACGAGCATCACTGCGAGGGAGAGCCGCATACAACCCTTCGGAGAGTAGAGTAAATGCCTTGTCATGGTTTGCCCTGGAAGAAGTTGCGCGATTTGTTAGCGAGAAGTAAATAGCTTTTTAACTTGCGCTGGCTGTAGCAGCGGCCAGCATTGGTTAAAATGCTTGCCAGATTGACCTGTGCGGCATTATCTTTACTGGCCGCGTATGTTATGACGGCGGGTTTATCATAAGTCCCTAGCGAAAGCAAGGCAGATAAAAAGGAAAACATGAAAAAGCTATTAATGTTTTTAAAAGGAAAGTATCAGGCTTGGCGGTATTATCGGGAATGCGAAAGCAATGGCGGCGATTGTTTTTTTTGCAAATGGCAAAATAAATGTTTGCTATCTGATTTTGGGGATGATGCTTCATTTTTAGAAAATGGGAATATTGGAGAATAAAAACATGGACAAAAAGGAAAAGAAGGTTTTAACAAAGCTTTTTGCGGATGAGGATCTTGATTTTTGCCCTGGCCGTTGTGATTGTGTCGCTATATGCGGCGGAGGTTTTAAAATGACTATCTATCAAGAATGCGATGGTAATTTGCTCAATGTTTTTCGGGGTGATGAGGGATGCGCGGATTTCCCCGCAATGGAAATCGGGGATATTATTGACTATCCTGACGAGCATCACTGCGAGGGAGAGCCGCATACAACCCTTCGGAGAGTAGAGTAAATGCCTTGTCATGGTTTGCCCTGGAAGAAGTTGCGCGATTTGTTAGCGAGAAGTAAATAGCTTTTTAACTTGCGCTGGCTGTAGCAGCGGCCAGCATTGGTTAAAATGCTTGCCAGATTGACCTGTGCGGCATTATCTTTACTGGCCGCGTATGTTATGACGGCGGGTTTATCATAAGTCCCTAGCGAAAGCAAGGCAGATAAAAAGGAAAACATGAAAAAGCTATTAATGTTTTTAAAAGGAAAGTATCAGGCTTGGCGGTATTATCGGGAATGCGAAAGCAATGGCGGCGATTGTTTTTTTTGCAAATGGCAAAATAAATGTTTGCTATCTGATTTTGGGGATGATGCTTCATTTTTAGAAAATGGGAATATTGGAGAATAAAAACATGGACAAAAAGGAAAAGAAGGTTTTAACAAAGCTTTTTGCGGATGAGGATCTTGATTTTTGCCCTGGCCGTTGTGATTGTGTCGCTATATGCGGCGGAGGTTTTAAAATGAAGGAATTAAGAAAACAAGTACATGACATTGTTGATTGCCACTCTGTTGATTATGACGATGGGAAAAAGGGGTTTCTGGGCGAGTTAAGTAAACATGGTTGTATTAGTGGTATGGTAACGGAGCTTATTTATTACAATGACACGGAAAAATTTACCACAAGTCATCGTGAAGCAATTATGGAATTGCTTGCTGACGACATCGACAACGGTATGCTTGATGCGGATACCATAGCCAAAGCAATCCAAGGCGGTGCATTTGATAATTGGCTGGCCTGGTATTCTTTTGAAAGAATAGCATTAGAAGAACTTTAGGGCTTTTTAACTTGTGCAGCCTGTCGCAGCAGGCTGTCCTGGTTGAAATGCTTTTTTCCTGAATAGGGAACGTATCCGAAAGGGGAAAGGAAAGAAAATGAAAAACAAAGTAGAATTATTGTTTATGGAAAAACCAACAAAACTTAACATTGAGTCAATGGCCTACAACAAAGAATTGGCTGGTGCTTATGCTCAATGTGATACTTATGATGTTCACGTTTTTCTGATCTATGCGGATGGAGATGGCTTTATTAATGTTGAAATGTGCAATATCCCTAAGGACAATAAATGCCAAACACAATTTGACAACGATTATTTATTGGATGAAGCTACATCAAGGGGTTCCAACGACTCCGGCGAATTCCAAACGATTGAAGCTGCAATTGAAACGATAATGGGTTAACCATGCAAACTAAAGATGATGAAAGTATGACATGGGGTGATGTTGACGGAGTGGCAATGGCTATTATAATGAATGTCATTAGAGAAATGGATGACTAAAAACATGGACAAAAAGGAAAAGAAGGTTTTGACAAAACTGTTTGCGGATGAGGATCTTGAACTGCTGTCTATCTTGCTTGACAAGTGCATCATCACGATCAGGCCAGAAGATAAAAAGGAAAACGCCAATGACAATCAAGAACTTGTTGCAATGTAATTTTATCAGGGGATTGCTATTCGCCCTGGCGGTTGTGTTTGTATGCTTGTACTTTGGCATCATGGTTGCTTTTATGAGTAAATAACATGGAAACCGGAACATGGCAAGTACAGCAGTTTAATCGGGTGCGCGGCATACAGCTAAAGGCATTCAAATATAAAAAGGAATGTCGGCGACAGGGCGCTGCATATGCAATGGGAGTTAACCACGGCGATTTTATCAGCGAATTTACAAAGAAAAAGGACGGTGCAATCATCATTAAAAAGGAAATGCTTTCGCTTGACAATCCGGTTTTGCTTTTTATCGAAGGTGATTATTTTGTAATGAAATTGCAGGAAATAACGGAGTACATAGTCAGGTTCATGGCTTGGAACATAACGGCAGCGGTTGCCGGGAAGATACGCAAAAAACATTCATTCTTTACTGAATGAAAAAGGAAAAAATCATGGAAAAAGAAAACAAGTTTACGCAGAAGCCATTGTACTATCACAAAACCGATGGTGGGGCTGAATATCTAACAGATAAGTTTATTGTCTGCCCTAACGGTGAAAAAGAAGGAGTTTTAGAGGATGCAGAAATCATTGTTCGTCTTGATGGTGAACCAGAAATAACCATTAGATAAATAGCTTTTCCTCTTGGATCGGCAACGCATATCGCTGCCGGTTCTGGACGAAATGCGGAATAAAAAGGAAAGCGCATTATTTTGTTGACAAAACGTATTACATGATGCATAACTACTGTGATGAACAAAAAGGAAAAAGGAAAACCGAAAGTCATGTGGTCGTATCGTATCGAGCCGGAACTCATGGAACTTTTAAAGTTAAAAAGGAAAGAAAAAGGAAAAGCATTTCCCGGCTGGATTAGAGAAAAATTAAAGGAGAATTTAAAATGAAAAAAGTTTTTAACCAAAATGAATTTGAAAAAGCATTGAAAAATGGTGAAACGGAATTTGTAATTGATGGATTTACGGCGACATTGATGGGAAAAGAATTTGCCGTACTCAGGGAATCGAGCCATGCCGAACTCTGGGGATCGAGCCATGCCGTACTCTGGGAATCGAGCCATGCCGTACTCAGGGAATCGAGCCATGCCGAACTCTGGGGATCGAGCCATGCCGTACTCTG